ACGGCCATTCGCACGGGCGTTGGGCGGGCGGGCGAGCCGTCCATCCTTTCCGTTGAGGAAGGCCGCAACATGCTTCGCCTTCCGCGCCAGATCACCGGCACAGTTTCCGCGCCATTGGCCGCACCACCAGAACCCGACGACGAGCCAGAGGGGCCGCAAGAATGAATCTGCAAATGAAAATGCGGCTTGCCAATAAGGGCGCGGGCGACTTCCGCGCCGAAGGCAACACGCTTTGGCTTTACGATGTCATCGCCAGCGACGACGAAGAGGCCAACTGGTTTGGCGGGGTTTCGCCGCGTCAGTTTGTGGCGGCGCTTGCCGCGACATCCGGCCCGGTGACGATCCGGGTCAACTCGCCGGGCGGTTCCGTGTTCGGCGCGCAGGCAATGGTCGCGGCCATGCGCGCGCACGGCGAGCCAATCACCGTGCAAGTTGACAGCTTGGCGGCTTCTGCGGCCAGCGTCATCGCATCGGAAGCCGCGCAGACCGTCATGGTGCCGGGTGCCATGTTGATGATCCACAAAGCCTGGGGCATGGCTATCGGCAATGAAGAGGATATGCGGGCGACTGCGGACCTTCTGAGCAAGATCGACGGCCAGATTGCCGAAACCTACGCGCGCCGTTCTGGCGGCAGCGTTGACGACTACCTCGCCTTGATGGCTGCGGAGACGTGGTTTAGCGCAGAGGAAGCCGTAGCGGCGGGGCTGGCTGATGAAGTCATCACCACCAACAACCAGCGCCCGAAAGCACAATGGGATCTGTCGGCTTACGCCAAGGCACCCAAGATCGAAGCGGAACCGGAGATTGAGCCGGAACCCGCACCAGACATGCGGCCCGCCCGCGTTCGGCAACTCGCCGCGCGGCTTGTCGCAAACGAAATCTGAGCGCGCCGCGCCAGATCACCAGACGAAGCCCGCCGCGACGGCGCAGCTAGTCCCTTAGATGGAGTTACCAATGTCTATCCAAGCTCTTCGTGAGAAGCGCGGCACGATTGCGGCTGCGCTGAAAGAACTGGTTGCAAAGCCAGACTTTGATGCCGTGACCGACCAGGCCACCTACGACAATTCGATGACCGAGATCGACAAGATCGACGCGTCGATCAAGCGCATCAACGAGGCCAACGCCAAGCTGGCCGAGGATGCTTCCAACTTCACCGTTGCCGAGGCCGCAGACCGCAAGGGCCGCGACACCGGCAACAAGGGCCTGTCGCTCTACGGCAAGTGGCTGCGCGGTGGCGACAATGCTCTGAACGCTGATGACTGGGCAAGCATCCGCAACGTCATGTCCACCACGACCGGCGCTGAAGGTGGCTTCACGGTTCAGACCGATGTTGCCAACTCGGTGCTGGACGCGCTGAAAGACTTCGGCGGGATGCGCGGTGTTGCAACCGTTCTGCGCACCGAAAAGGGCAATGCCATGTCGTTCCCGACTTCGGACGGCACGGCGGAAGTGGGCGAGATCATCGCGGAAAACATCACCGCGACCTCGCTTGACCCGGTTTTCGGCACCAAGTCGCTGCCGGTTTACAAGTATTCCTCCAAGATTGCGGCGGTTCCGTTTGAACTTCTGCAAGACTCTTCGGTGGATATTGAAGCCTTCGTGCAGGGCCGCCTTGTCACCCGCCTTGGCCGGATCACCAACACGCACTTCACCGTTGGCACCGGCACCGCGCAACCGAACGGCGTTATCCCTTCGGCCACCGTTGGCGTGACGGGCGCGGTTGGGCAGACCGTTACGATCACTTACGACAGCATCATTAACCTGATCCACTCGGTTGACCCGGCGTATCGCGCGCTTGGCAACTGCCGGTTCATGATGAACGACGCCTCGGTGCGCAACATCCGCCAGATCAAGGACACCTCTGGCCGTCCGATCTTCGTGCCGGGTTATGACGGAACGTCTGGTGACCCTGCTTTGGGCGCGCCTGATCTTCTCTGCGGCTATCCGATCACGGTCAACCAGGACGTTGCGGTGATGGCCGCCAACGCCCGCTCGGTCGCGTTCGGTGACTTCTCGTTCTACTACGTGCGCGACGCGATGGACATCAGCATGTTCCGCTTCACCGACAGCGCATACACCAAGCTTGGCCAAGTTGGTTTCCTTGGCTGGCTGCGTTCGGGTGGCAACCTGATCGACGTTGGCGGGGCCGTGAAGGTTTTCGTCAATTCGGCCACCTAAGCAAACGGGCGGCGCGGCTTCGGTCGCGCCGTCTACCTTTATCGGGGGTCCACATGGCATATCGCCCGCGCACTCGCATCTGGACGCCTGCCGCACTTGGTGCCGGGATTGTCTCGCTGTCGGACTTGAAGGATCACCTTCGTGTCACGGCGGACGACGAGGACGCCTACATTCAAGGGCTGGGGCTTGCCGCAACCTATGCGGTGGAGCGGTGGACGCAGCGACTGCTGACTGTGCGCGCCGCGACCCTGAACCTCACATGCCTGCCAAGCGGGCAATGCCCCATCGAATTGCCGGGCGGCACGGTTGCCAGCGTGACCAGCGTGACGGCTGACGGCGTTGCAATCACCGGATGCACTGCTATCGGCGCAAGCCCTGCGCTTCTCATTCCTGCCGCTGATTGGCCCGCCGTTACCGGCGAAGGCTATCCGGTCACCATCGTTTATCAGGTCGGCATGGCGACCGTCCCTGCGGACTTGGTTCACGCGGTCAAGATGATTGCCGCAGACATGTATGACGCGCGGTCCAGCACCGTTGCAGGCCCGACTAGCAAAGCGATGGTCAGCGCCGAATATCTCATGGCCCCGCATCGGATTTGGGCCGCAGCTTAACCTAACCCCCGAAAAGGATACCCACGATGGCAACGATTGTTGAAACCGCTGGCGCGGTCATTGGCGTCACGACCCTTACGCAGACCACGCTGACCGGCACCCTGGACACCTTCACCTATAAGGAAGGCCAAGGCCAAGTCCTCGTCCTGCGCAACCCCACTGCGGGCGCGCTTTCGCCGATCATCAACGGCAGTGCGAACGTCGCGACCGGCGTTGCGGGCCTTGGTTCGGTCAACACCACGACCGGCTACGCCGTGGGTTCCATCCCGGCCACGACCGGCTCTGTCATGATCCCGCTGGACAGCATCTCGCTGTATCTCAAGGGGACCATTTCGATCACGACCGGCTCCGGCCTTGTGGCTGCGCTGATCAAGACGAAGTGACGCCATGATCGGCAAGATGGAACAGCGTATCACGCTACAGCGCGCCACAGAGACGCCAGACGGCATCGGTGGCACTGTGCGTGGCTGGGCCAACCTTGCCACCAACCCATCGCCCTGGGCCGCTGTGACGGCCAAGGCGGGGCGGGAAAGCATGGCCGAGGGCCGCATGGCCGCAAGCTATGTGGTCTTGTTCACCATCTACAACCGCGACGACCTGTCCGAAGTGGACCGGATCTTGTGGGGCGGTGAGGCTTACAACATCCGCAACATCCGGCGCGAGGGCGGGCGGAAGCTTCACCTTGTGATCGAGGCCGAGCGGGGCGTCCTGTCGTGATGAATGTCCAGATCACCGGCATTGATGACGTGAACCGCGCCCTGAATGAGTTCGCGCCCAAGGACGCGCGGAACCTGATCCGGGCAACGGTGCAGGACATTGCCAGCCAACTGGCGAAGTCGGCCAAAGAGAACGCGCCATCTGACACGGGCGGGCTTAAGGCGGGCATCAAGGCCAAGCGGGACAAGCCGACGCGCAACACGGTGTCAAGTTCTGTGCGTGTCTATGGCGCTTATTACTGGCGCTTTCTGGAATACGGCGACGGCCCCGATGATGTGGAACACGCCTTCTTCCTGAAAGCCTTGCAGGAAATGCGGCCCGATATGGACCGCGTTTACATGGAAGCCTTCGCCAAGAAACTGGCCGCGCGGATCAAGCGCGAAATGAAGCGGGCAGGCTGACATGGGCGCGCGGACAACCGTTCAGGGGGCGATATACAACGCCCTGACCGCCCTTGGCTTGCGGGTCTATGACGCAGCGCCGCAGACGGCAGACGGTGCCAGCCTCGCCACGTTCCCTTATGTTGAAATCGGCCAGATCATCTTTGCCGAGTTTGACGACAAGGCGGTCAACGGCTTTGATTTCGTGGCTCGCGTTCACGTTCGCAGCCGGTCGGGTTCCTACGCTGAAACGCTGGGCATTCAAGAACAGATTTACGCGCGGCTGCACTACGGTGAACTGACATTGCCGGGGCAGCGCCTGATCCTTTTGCGCCAGGAGCAATCCTTCTGCGACCGCCTGTCTGACGGTTCGTTTCATGGCGTTTCTGAATATCGGGGGCTGATCGAAGCCGCCTGATTACCGCCCTTCTCGCGCCTTGGGCAAGCGCGTGGACGGAACGCTGTGAAGCGTCCCTTTCCCTTAGATGGAGCCTCATAATGGCAAAAGTAGCCGGTAGAAAAGTCAAGATTTACAAAGGCACGGGCGGCTCCGCCGTTCTGGTCGCGGGCGCTCGCGCCGACAGCATCACGATCAACAACGAACCCATCGACATCACCGATAAGGGCGATGACGGCTGGCGCACCCTGTTGAACGACGCCTCGGTTCGGTCGGTTGAAATGTCGGTTTCCGGCCTGCTGGACGGTGCAAGCCTGATCGCGGCTTCGCTGGGTTCCACCACTGCGCTTTTCGATGACTATGAGATCCGCATCGAAGGCATCGGCACGGCTGCGGGCGACTTCTTCTTCGCGTCGATGGAAATCACGGCCAACCATGACGGCGCGGCTGAGTTTTCGGCGTCCATCCAATCGTCGGGCATCATCACCTGGACGGCAGCATGAGCCGAACCATAACGCTCAAATTCCGGGGCGAAACCTACACCGTGCCGGAATCCAAAGCCTTCGCCCTGGGGGCCGAGGTTGAGGAAGTCGTGACGCTGGCCGAAATTGCATCTTGGGGCAAGCATCCCAAGTTTTTCAAGATCGCCCGCGCGTTTGGTGTGATGCTGCGGTTCGCTGGCTGCAAGGTAAGCGACGCCGAGGTCAAGGCCGAGATTGACGCCAGCATGATTCGCGCCGTGGGCGAAGGTTCGGATAAGCTGGACGTGGAGCAAATGTTTGCGATCATGGCCGTCGAGCAACTACAGGCCGTGCTGTTCAACGACGCACCCCAGGGCGGCGGGGAAGCCGCGCCGGGAAAGACTACCGCTTCGTAAAGGCCGCGTTTCAGATCTCAGTCACGAAGTTCAACGTTGCGCCCAAGGACTTCTGGGACATGCCCCCGCGCCACTTCTGGTGGCTGGTCGAAACACTTGATCCGCCGCAAAGCGGGTCGAGCCTGAGCGAAGCGGATCGCCGCGATATTGCCGAGGCGCTTAAGGGCAATTCCAAGGGAGACTTCTGGTAAATGTCAAAGATTGTCGGCGACATAGCGATTGAAGTTGGGGCCGATGTCTCCGCCCTTGTCCGGGAAATGAAGCGCGGGACGGGCGCGCTTGGCGCATTGGATGACGCGAGCCACCGCGTCGGGCGCGGGCTGGAGAAGATGGGCGACCGCATGACCGCCCTGGGCAAGCGGTTGTCCGTGCTTTCGGCTGGCATCGCTGCGGTGACGGGCGCGGCGTTTGCGCTAACGAAAAGCTACACGGAAAGCGCGGCGGCGGTTCGGAAGTTTTCGCAGATATCCAACGCCAGCACGACCGAATTCCAGCGCATGGCCTATGCGTCGAAAAGCGTTGGCATTGAGCAGGAAAAGCTTGCCGACATTTTCAAGGACGTAAACGACCGGGTTGGCGATTTCATGACCACGGGCGGCGGCCCGATGGCAGACTTTTTCGAGAACATCGCGCCCAAGGTTGGCGTGACGGCTGATCAATTTGCGCGCCTTTCTGGACCGGAAGCTTTGCAGCTTTACGTTTCCAGCTTGGAAAAGGCCGGGGCCAGCCAGCAGGAAATGACCTTCTATATGGAGGCGATGGCCAGCGACGCGACCGCGCTGATCCCGCTGCTTGCCAACGGCGGCAAGGAAATGGCGCGGCTGGGCGATGCGGCTGAGGACGCAGGGGCCGTCATGGGCGGCGGGGCGTTGTCAGCCAGCGCCCGCTTTACCGAAAAGATGAATGAACTTGGCATGAAGTTCGCGGGCGTCCGCAACGAACTGGCCGAGGCGCTGTTGCCGCTTATTCTCGACCGCCTGATTCCGGCGCTGGAAAACACGGTCATCCCGGCAATTCAATCGGTTGTCACCAGCATCGGGGAGTGGATCAACTGGTTCGGCCAGCTTGATCCGGCCATTCAAACCGTGGTCGGCACCATTGTTGGGGCTTTCGCCGTGGGTGGCCCTGTGCTGCTGGCTATCGGTGAGGTTTCATCTGCGATTGGCATTATGATCGCCAAGACCGGCCCCATCGGGTTGTTCATCGCTGCGGCAGCGGGGCTTTCCGCTGCTTGGGTGGCTTGGGGAGATGAGTTCAAGGCAGCCGTGGGCGGCGCAGTTGAATGGGTGACGGCCAAGTTTGAAGCCTTCCTGTCGATGCTTGACCGGATCGTTGAAAAGGCCGTTGCGGTCAAGGATGCGGTCGCGGCTGCGCTGACCGCAGGCCCCTATCAGGAAGGCCAAGCGGCATCGCGTGAGGCAACCCCCGGCTGGATGAATGAAAGCTTCGGCGACGGCCAGATCACGGGCGGCGGCGCTGGCGGTGCGATGGGCGGCCAGATGATGGGCGCAGCCATTGTCAACGGCGCTGTGCTTGGTGTCGTGCAACAGATG